TTGACCACCTTGGGCGACCTCTCTATACTGCGGCGCCACAAGCCCTGATGGCGGAATTGGTAGACGCGGCGGATTCAAAATCCGTTTTCGAAAGGAGTGGGAGTTCGAGTCTCCCTCGGGGCACCATCATATAGTTCCAAGCGGTCCCTACCAGACCCGGAACACCAGAGAAACCGGCCACTGAGCCGGTTTTTTTGTGTCTATCGTTCCCAGTGGTTCCCTTGTAAGCCCAAAGTTATGTGAGTAGATTTGTGAGTAGACCGAGTTCGGTCCAGAAATCTACTCACATACTGACCGCATTCCGGCGTGCTCAGTGAACTACAAGGGTATCGCCGTGGCGCTCACCGACACTGCCATCCGCACCGCCAAACCCCGCGATAAGCTGTACCGCCTGGCTGACGCTCACGGCTTATGCCTTGAGGTCACGACGACCGGCAGCAAGCTGTGGCGCGTCCGCTACCGATTTGAAGGCAAGGCGAAGATGCTGGCCGTGGGCGCTTATCCCTCGGTCACGCTCGCCAATGCCCGCGAACGCCGTGATGCCGCACAGAAGCTGCTGGCGCAGGGCGTAGACCCAAGCGCCTATAAACAGCAGGAAAAGGTGGCGGCTGCGATCCAGGCCCTGACGGTCGAGTCACTGGCGCGGGAGTGGTACGCCTACAACCACCCGCGATGGGCACCGGCCACCGCGTCGAAGGCATTGCAGTACCTGGAGTCGGACATTTTCCCGGTGATTGGTAAGCGGCCTGCTGCCGAGGTACAGCGCCCTGAACTGGTAGACCTGGTGCGCAAGATCGAGCGGCGCGAGGCATTCAACGTCGCCCGCAAGGTTCGCCAATGGCTGAGCCAGATATTCCGGTTCGGCCTGGCCAAGGGCGTGGTACCCGGCAACCCCGCCACCGATCTGGACGTAGTAGCCGCCCACGCCCCGCGCACTCGCCATCACCCGCACGTATCGGAAACCGAGCTGCCCGAACTGCTGGAGAAGCTGGAGGCAGCCCAATGTGATATCACCAGCAAGATCGCCATTCGCCTGCTACTGCTGACAGCAGTGCGCCCCGGTGAGCTGCGACTGGCGCCCTGGGAGGAGTTCGACCTGGATGACGCGACCTGGACGATCCCAGCAGCGCGGATGAAGGCAAGACGCCCGCACATAGTCCCACTCCCGCGCCAGGCAGTAGTACTGCTGCGCACCCTGCATGAGCTGACCGGCACATATCCCCTCGCCTTCCCTGGCCGCAATGATCGATCCAGGCCGATGAGCGAGAACACCGTGAACAAGGCCCTGTCCACGATGGGCTACGAGGGGCGCCAGACGGGCCACGGCTTCCGCCACCTGCTGAGCACCAGCCTCAACAGCCGGGGTTACAACCGCGATTGGATTGAACGGCAGCTTGCCCATGGCGATCAAGACTCGATCCGCGACACTTACAACCACGCGCACTACCTGGAACAACGCCGGGACATGATGCAAACCTGGGCAGACTCGATAGATGCCCTGTGTGCTGGCGCGAACGTGGCGACTATCAAGCGGGCAAAGCCATGACTCACGACTGGTCCGAATGGGAAAAGGAACGTAAGCAGCGCGAAAAAAAGGCCAAGGAGGTTCATCGCCTTGACGCTAGCGATCTGGCTCTAATCGATGATCGAATCAGCGGACACTTGAAAGACGAGCTGAGGCGCTGGGCTGCTCGCCGCTGGTGGAAGCTATTTGGATCGCAAGGGCACAGCCTCAATACATTGGAGGACGAATCCAGATTCATCAGGGGGCTGGATACAGCATTCCCCTACCCTGCCCCAAGCAATTTGTTAGCGGCGCCTTCACACGCCAGGCAGGAATACACCACTAGGGAAATTACAAAGCGCGGTGACATTCGAGACGTATCCTTTAACGGTCCACCTGTAAGTCGGCTTCTGAGCCTAATGCTCTATGGCTTCTTTGATTTCCAGGGGCAATGGATCTATCTCAACAGAACGGGGCGATACCCGAACGGAGAGAAAGCACCAGAGCAGTGGCACGTCATGTGCGCCGATCCAAGGGATCGACTCGGTATACGCGTAACAGTGAATGCAGGATATCGCGGGCGCCACCATCCGCCACCAGATGCTGTTTTTTCAGCACTACCCAGCAAGGTCAAAGAGTACGTAGCGGAAGACGTTGACTCCATTGATCGCCGGGAGTGGCTAGAAGGGATTGCCGATATTCTGTGCAAGGCTAAATACGACCCAAGGCCGCCAACGGTTCTTGAACTGGCCGGGGACTACGAACTGGATAGCTATCCGCTCGCAGACCTAATCGCCAATGGAAAGCGCACCAGCGGAAAGCGAGTAGAGCCAGTCAACGGCAATTACTTCGACTGCCGCCCCGATAACCTTTCCAACCGATCAAGCGCGGGCCGCAAGATGAAATGCAATTACTGCCGGAAGCCCACCACGGCCAAAGAATCTAGCAGAATCAAAGACTCAACCGGCTCAACCTTTAGGATTTGTCGAACCTGCCAGGCGCAGGTTGGGCGTATCCACCCGTGACGAGCACTAAAATGCCGTACGGGAAGAATGGGGTATTGCCAAGAATGATTGGGATATAGTATTTTGGCCCTAGTGTGTGGTAACTGCATCAGACAGAATGGCGACCGGCCTTGAGGCCGGTTTTTTTTCGTCTGAGAAATACCCACCGACACTTATAACCCCGCCATCCTGAGCGGGGTTTTTCATTTCTGGCCCGCCATCGTGCGGGCTTTTTTGTGCCCGGAGAAAAGCCCATGAGCGCTAAGACCATCCGCCGCTTTATCAAACTTGCCGGAGTCAAAGACCTTACCGCCCTATCCACATCGGAAATCTACCGACGTATCGGCGCTGGCACCTTCCCCAAGCAGGTGACATTGGGGCCGAAGTCCGTTGTCTGGATTGAGTCTGAGGTGCTTGCGTGGTGTGACGCACGCATCACTGAAAGCCGCGAGGTGGCCTAAAATGAAAAAGGCCACGATCCCCGAAGAGAAACGCAGCCAGTCGCAAGGCGATATTACCACCAGCGCCAGCCCCGCCCAACTGCTGGAGACTGCCCCAACCAAGATCGCCCGCGTACTGGCGTACATGCTCCATGATGGCAGCCTGATTCGCTTTGAAGCCGAGCGCCTGGGCGACCACTGCTTGCACTCCACTATCAGCAGTCTGGCCAATGGCTATGGCCTGAAGTTCCAGCGCCAGCTTGAGCGCGTACCGAATCATTGGGGCGAGCCTTGCACCGTGACCCGGTACACCCTTCCTGCCAGCGAGCGCCGCCGCGCCAGCGCCGTGCTGGAGATGCTGTGTTCGCCATTGAAGCAACGTCAGCGGGTGGCCGCATGAGTGCTCGCATCGTTCCACTCGACTACGAAGGCCAGGCCGTGCGGTTCAACGGTGACGGCTGGCTTCATGCAACCGAGATTGCCGACCGTTTCGGCAAGCGGCCAAACGATTGGCTTAGCCTCCCCTCGACCATCGAATACCTGGAAGCACTCAACCGTCGCACCGTTACCGGATCATCTGGTAACGCCTGGTCGATGACCAAGCGCGGCGGTAAAAACCAAGGCACCTGGCTTCACCCGAAGCTGGCCGTAGCCTTCGCCCGGTGGCTTTCGGTGGACTTCGCTGTTTGGTGCGACGAGCAGGTAGACGCTTTGCTGCGCGGTGACATGAAGTCCTGGGCCAGCGCCCGGCGTGAGGCCGCCATCGGCCACAAGGCCGTGTGTGACGCCATCGCGCTCAACTGCGAAGCCCAAGGCAAAACACCCCAGCGGCACCACTTCATCAACGAATCTCGGCTCATCAATCAGGTTGTCACCGGTTCCTTTGCAGGTCGGGACCGTGACCAGTTGAGCGCTGCCGAGCTGGAGATTGTCACCCTGGCCGAACTGCGCGACTCGGGGCTGATCTGCGCGGGTATGACCTATGCCGAGCGCAAGACCAACCTGCTGGCCTACGTCCGTAAATTGCAGGACAAGCACCAGCGGAGGATTGCCGCATGACGCCCGCCATCCACCCAGCGCTGCCGTTGTCCAATCTGAAACAGGGGGTTGCATTCCAAAATGTACGGGGATACATTGCGTCCGTCGCTGCAAATTCAGCGACCGACCTTGGCGGGTCGATTGACTTATGGCGCAACAGCGCCCCCATTCCGAATGCAGGCGCTTTTTTTGTGCCCGCGTTTCTGTGTTATGGCGGGTTGCGCAGGAGCACCTTCGTGTGCGCCGGGTTCCTAAGTCTCCGGTCCGCCAATCCTGTGCAACTCGCCACCCTTTCCTGCTTGGCGGCAGATCGCGGTGGCTCTCAAGACTTGGGAGCTACACCAATGAAACACGCCCTCAATCCGTCCAAAATCCGCGCCGCTGCCCACCGCGCAATGGCCATCGCTGCCCTTCACGCTGATAGCTCGCTGAGTGTTCGTCTCAAGCGCTACAACGCCGCCATGGCAAAAGCCCGCGCCCTGGACGCGCAAGGCGGTGCCCAGTGACTCACATTCAGCAGACCTCCGAGGCCGTACAGGGCTACATCCAATCCCAAGTCGTGGTCACGATCCCCGGCCAGCAAGCGCTCCACTTTCCCCCGGTGGTCGGGCGCAGCCTTGCGGCAGGTATTGCCGCCATGGTGAAAGCCGATTTCCCATGCGCTTCGATCAGCATTCGGGGGCGCTGCCGCGACTCTTTGGCTGGCCTGGAAGACGCCTTGCGCATGTCGGGTAAGGTCCAGTCCACGCTTGTGGAATGTCAACGTCAACCGCGTCCAGGCGCCGCGCTCGTGGAGCGTTTCAAAGCCGTAACTGATGGAGCGCTTGTATGACTCCCCCTATCCACATGCCTGACGACACCCAAGACGACCTGCGCGACGTACAAGGCGTGCTAGTTCTGCTGAGCATGGCGCTCGCTGTGATCGCCTCACCGGCTACGCCAATCATCGTCGCCCGCGTCACCGCTGTGCTGGCGCAGCACACTGCCATGGCCTGGGCCGAAATGCTGGACAGCGTAATTGCCGAGCAAGGGGGTGAGCTGTGAGCACCAAGTCGAAAACCAACCAGCTAAATCACCAACTGATCGCCAAGCTCGCCCTGGAATCGCTAGATGCGATTGGCATTCTGGCCGAGGTACTGCTCAACAACGGCGGGCACAAGGGCGCCCCTGGGGACGCTGTGCCGCCTGCCCAGATTGATGATCGTGGCGAAGCTGGCATTCAGTCTGCGATCAACATTATTGCTCGCATGGCCCATCGCGACGTTCACGATCTTGCAACTGACTTAGGCATCCCGGCGTAAGTCCATAGCCCAAGGATAAATCGATGAAACTTCAAAACAGTGCGCAAGCGCTGACCGGATCGGCTTGCCCGAAGAAAGCCACCGAGCTGTTTTACTTGAGCCACCCGAAGGCCGAGCGGGCCTTGCTGGGGCCGTTCTTGAGCCAGGCCGATGCCGAGTGTGGGCGTGTAGTTTTGCGTAGTGCTGAGGCCGTAGTGACGGCCTGCCTCGTCGAATCGCTGGACGATCTGACCTACTGGCACGCGGTGAACAATGGCCAGGTCTGCCGGGCCTTCGCTGGTGCTGATCGCCAAGGGGGTGGCCATGAGTAAGGTCACGCCGATTCGGCGCAAGGGGGCCGGGGGGCCGCCTGCTGCTGGCGCTCATATCGACAGCGCCAGCTATGCGCTGCTAGTGGAAATGCTGGCGGGCTTCCTGGAACTGCGCATTGCCGAGCGTGACGCTGGCCGTCACTGCTCCGAGCTGGAGCGTCTTACCAATCAACTGGAACGGCTGGCCAAGCGCTTCACGCCGCCGCTGGGGGCCGCATGACCGACGCGACGATCCTTTTCCGTGACGTGCTCCAGTCGGCCTATGGGCCGCTCGACTGGCTGCCCTTGGACGATGGCGACATTCACCGCTTCCACGTCCCCGGCGACAAGCCCGGCACGCTCAATGGCTGGTACTGCCTATTTTCCGATGGCATCGCCTCGGGTGCGTTCGGGAGCTGGAAGACGGGCGGCACCAGCACCTGGTGTAGCCGTGAGCCGGTAGACGCCCGCGAATCTGAGCAGGTGCGCCAGCGCATCGAGCAGGCCCGGCGCCAGCGCGAAGCCGAACGGCAACGGCGCCAGCTCAAAGCGGCTGGCCAGGCTCAACGCTGGTGGCGTGACGCTCGCCGTGCTGACCCGGCCCACCCTTACCTGGCCGCCAAGGGCATTCGTGCCCACGGCCTACGCCAGCGTGGTGACGATCTGCTGGTGCCGCTGTATGCCGGGAGCGTGCTGGTCAACCTGCAACGGATCGCCCCGGACGGTGACAAGCGCTTTCTGTATGGCGGGCGGATCAATGGCGCCTACTCGCCGCTGGGGCGCATCACGCCGGGCAGGCCGCTGTGTATCTGCGAAGGCTGGGCCACGGGAGCCACGCTTCACGAAAGCGGCTACACGGTCGCCTGCGCGATGAATGCCGGGAACCTGAAACCGGTGGCGCTGGCGCTACGGGCCGACTACCCCGACACCGAAATCATCGTCGCGGGCGACGACGACCGCCAGACCGAAGCCGAGGGCAAGGGTAATCCGGGGCGCACCGCTGCCCATGACGCCGCTGCCGCGTGTGGTGGCCTTGTGACCTTCCCCGAGTGGCCCGCCGATGCGCCGCTGACCCTTTCCGACTTCAACGACCTAGCCGCCTGGAGGTGCCACCATGCGCCCGCCTGAGAACAACGTTATCAACCTGCGCCCAGAGGCGCCCATGGTCGAGCCAGATCGCCCCTGCTGGGGCGTGTACGAGCACTGGGTAACGAATGAGAAAGGCCGCAGGCTCAAGCCCGGCGTGTACTGGCACGGGTTCAAGCGCAGCGCCGCTGATGATGACAGCGACGACGATAAGACCGACCGCCCCATCACTGATGAATGGATCGCCACGCCCGTGACGGTGGTGGCACGCACCACCAATAGCGACGATGGCAGCGAAGGCCGGTATCTGCGCCTGCTCACCGACAGCGGCCCCAAGGACTGGATCATTCCCATGGAGGTGTTCGGCGGGAGCGGTGAAGACGCCAGGCGGACACTGTTTGGCATGGGCGTGATTATCGCGCTCAAGAAGCGCGGCCAGTTCATGGAGTACCTGCTGGACCAGCGCCCCGCCGAAGTGTTCGCCACCACCTGCCGCCCCGGCTGGCATGAGTCGGGCGCCTTCGTGCTGCCTGGGCGCACCATCGGCAGTGACAAGGTGCGCTATCAGGCCAGCGGCAAAGGGCAAAACCTATTCAGCGTGCGCGGGAGCCTGGACGGCTGGAAGGCCGAGGTAGCGGCGAAGTGCGAGGGGAACCCGGTACTGACCCTGGCCATTGGTTGCGCCTTGGCTGGCCCGCTGCTGAGCCTGGTGGGCGTGCTGGGTGGCGGTGTTCACCTGGTGGGCGACAGCTCCAGCGGCAAGTCACTGGCGCAATTGATCGGCTCATCCGTATGGGGCGACCCCGGCATATTCGCCGCATCGTGGGATATGACCAAGGGCGGTCTGGAAATCGAGGCATCGAGCCGCAACGACACCATGCTGCCCCTGGACGAAATCAAACGGGCTGACCCCAAGCGCGTACAGGAAATGGCCTATTCGCTCGCCAACGGCCAGGGCAAGGGCACCATGACCCGTGACCGGGAGGCACGCGGCAAACTGAGCTGGCGCTTGCTGGCACTCTCCAGCGGTGAGCGTTCCCTGTCTGAACACGCGGCCATCAGCGGCAACGCCGCCCACGCTGGCGCTGAGCTGCGCATGGTGGACGTGAACGCCGGTACGCGTACACACCGCGCCTTCGACGAATTGCACGGCCTGGAGGGAGCCGACTTCCACCGCCAGCTCACCGTGGCTGCGGGAGCGAACCACGGGCACATCGGCCCGGCATTCGTGGAGAAGCTGCTGGCCAGCGACGACCGCCCCGGCCTGCTAGAAGACTTCGCCGGTATCCGCGCCCAGTTTGTTGAAGACAACGCCCAAGCCGGACGGGTGGCGGATCGCTTCGCAGTGATCGCGCTGGCGGGGGAAATGGCCATTGCCTATGACTTGCTGCCCTGGACGCCGGGTAGCGCTCTGGCCGATTGCCAGTTGCTGTATGGCGAATGGCTGAGCCGGGTGGGCGGTGGCAATGCCGAGGATCGCCAGATACTGGCGGGCATCCTCGATTTCATCGACAAGCACGGCAGTAGCCGGTTTTCGGACGTGAATGACCAGACGCCTGACGCCAAGGTGTTCAACCGGGCCGGGTACTGGAAAGTCTCAGGCGGCAAGCAACTGTACCTGTTCAACAAGTCGGCATTGATCGAGGCAGCGCATGGGTACGGGCTGAGCCGCATCGTGAAAGCGCTGGATGGCGCCAGCGCGATTGCTGAGCGTGGAGCGGATCGGAAGCGGCACGCCAAGAAGTACCGCGTACCGGGTGGCGGTTCACCTTGGCTGTATGTGATCGACCCCGAAGCCCTGGACAGTGAAGGTGGTGCTGTATGACCACCAACGCCACTAGCCGAGATTGCCCATATTCACAGGAACCTAGATTCGGTGGGAACAGTGGGAACAGTGGGAACAGCCTTGAAATCCGGGGCTTCCAGCCGTTCCCACCTAATAAAAAGAGTGGGAACAAGTGGGAACACACAATCGCTTTCCAATATAAGGGCGCGGCCAGTCTGCCTTGTTTGGTTATCACAGTTCCCACAAAAAACGGGGTGGGAACAAACTGGGAACAGAAAAACACCGCTGGAGGCCGCGTATTTACTGGGTTGTTCCCACTGTTCCCACTGTTCCCACACTTTTTGAATTCACAGGAACATTTGATTAGCAGCTATCAGGGCATGGTGACGCCATGAACCAAACCCCGAAGCCAAAGCGCCAATGCCCGAATTCACAGGAACCTAAAAACGTGGGGAACAGGGGGAACGGGGGAACAGCCAGCAAATACGCGGCCTGTAGCCGTTCCCCCTTATTGAAGTGTTGGGGAACAGGGGGAACACAAACATGTTTTTGAATATAAGCGCCTGTGGTGCTCCTTTCGTTTGGTTATCACTGTTCCCCCGTTTTTTGCGTGGGGAACACATACCCCCTCTGGAAGCCCCGGAAACACTGGGTGTTCCCCGCGTTCCCCCGTTCCCCCGATTTTTTTTCACAGACACATTTGGGCATTACGGAAATCCGGGTGAGGTGACGCCATGAGCCTCCTTTCCGACCTGCTCAATCACATGCCGCCGAACGTTGCTGGCGCTGGCAAACCACCCATGGCGAAACGCGCCCCGAATCGTCCACGCCTGGTGCTGGTCGAGCCTGCGCCATTGCCGCCCAGCCCGTACACCAACGCTGCCAATGCCACCCCTGAATGGCGCCAGGCCCGCGACCAATACATCAGCCATGTCATGACCTGCCGGGGCTGCTATGCGCCTGGTGGCCGCTATTGCCCGATTGGTGCCGAGCTGCGCACCACCTACGACAACACGCCCATGGAGGCCAACCCATGACGCCCACTCCGACCATGCGCCTGTGCGATATCGCTTCAAAGCCCGGTATCAGCGCCAGCACGCAACTCATCACCACCCGGCGCATCTGCCGCAACATCAGCCGCAACCTCGATACGGTCCACTCTGAGCGACGTGCCATGCGCCGCCAGGCGGGCAAGCTGAAAGCGTTCCTGCCGTTCACCCGCCAGGCCATTGCCGATCTGGATCAGATGGCAACGGCGCACCGAGAGGATGAGTGGAGCAAGGCCAAGGCCGCGCTAGCCGGGTTCGGGCGGTCAGTGCTGTTCGACCGTGACGGTCTGGCCCCTGCCCTGGGGTTCGACCTTCTGTGCGACCTGCTGAGCGTGAACAACGTGGAGCGCGAGCAGGCCAGGCAAGATGGCGCCGTCAGTCTGGGAGATTTGGTGTTTACTCATGCGCTGGAGGACAGCGCAGAGCGCCGGGGGCAAGACTGGAATGATGCGCCGCTGTTCAACGCCTGCCACGCGGCCATGGCGGACTTCATCAGGGAATGCCCCGATGGCGTACTGCCTGACCCGTTCGCACCTGGTGCGCCGTTCGGGCCGAAGCTGCCACCCACTCTGAGGGTGGTGTAAGCCATGGTCATGCTGAAACAGGCTGATTCAGCCGAAAAGATGAGACACCGGGTTTCAGACGATCAGCGCCGCCTGGTGCTGGACCTGCGCCGCCGTCACTCGCTCCGAGAGGTGGCCGAGATTACCGGCTTGCCGCTGGGAACGGTGAAGACCTTGGTATCGCGCTCGGGGGCGTTCCGGGATAACGAGCAGCACCGCGCCCTGTTCACCCTGCCACCGATCAGCGCCAGCGCTGAGACGCTGCCGAGCGTGCCCGAGCTGCCGCCGCAGGAGGTGGTCACTGGTGACAAGGAGGTGGATGCGGTGCTGTGGCTGCGCTCGATCATCGGCACCGGCCAGGCTGCGCTAATTGACCGGGCAATGGAGGGCGCCAAGAAGATCAGGACACCGCTCGACGTGCTGGAGAAGCGCTACCGCGATCACATAGTGTCCACCAACCCCGGCCACCCGTTCGCCGCCATATCGTCGTTTGGCTTCGCTGACTTGGAGGCGCTGGCTACTCGGGCCATTGAGCAGCACAGACTGAGGCTAGAGGGCGCCGCTCGATTCGGTGACGCCTTGCTGGCCGACACTGAGGCGGAAACGTTCTGCATCGAAGCGCTGAGCGGATTGGAGGCTACCGGCCAATTCGGTGACTTCGACAAGGGCCAGGTGGCTGCCCGGTTCAACGCCCACCCTGAGCTGCTGCCTCACACGCTGGCCGATTGCCTGTACGAACTGGGGTATTGGGATCAGCTTTACCGCCTTCGCAACGCCGCAGACCGTGACGCCAGCGACGGACCGCCCGAGGCGACGGCGCGGGACTGGTTTGTGTTCGCCCTGCTGGCGCAGATCAGGCCCCGAGACAAGGCCGAGGCGCTGGCCGTGTTCCGCTACCTAATCGATAGCGAGCGCGACGACATGACCGAGAGTGAGGCAATCCTCTGCAACCTGATCGGGTAGGCCGCGCCACGAAACGCAAATGCACGAAAACGTGGCGCGACCTTTGACAACACCACTGAGCGCCAGCCCAGACCAGCGCCGATGGCGCCCTTCAAGAGGAAATACACATGAGCACTCCTCAGTACCTACGCAAGATCAAGCTCACCATTGGTGACAATGCAGAAGCCCTAGACCTATCCGAGTTGCGCATACGCTTCGCCGTGCGACGTGGGGACTTCAGCACCCCCAACTCTGCCGACATTCGCGTTTACAACGTTAGTGATAACACCGCGAGCAAGGCTCAAAAAGAATTCACCCGTGTACGCTTGGAGGCAGGCTATGACGGCAATTACGGCGTGATCTTCGACGGCACGATCATTCAGGTTCGCCGGGGCCGGGAGAGCCAGACTGACACGTACCTGGACATCACTGCCGCAGACGGCGATAGCGCCTACAACTTCTCCGTGGTGAATTGCGCGCTGGCTGCTGGCGCCACGCTCGACGACCAGTTGAACGTCTGCCTTCAGGCCATGGCGCCCCACGGTGTGACCCTGGGATACAAGCCTGAGCTGTCCAAGCAAAAGCTGCCACGCGGCAAGGTGATGAGTGGCATGGTCCGTGATTACCTCGACTCGATCACTCAGGCCGCTGCTGCGAAATGGAGCATTCAGGATGGGCGCCTGTACATCATTCCGCTGAGCAACTATGTGCCGGGGGAGGCTCTGCAGATTAATTCAGCGTCGGGAATGGTTGGTCTGCCAGAGCAAACACAGAACGGCATCACCCTGAAAATGCTACTCAACCCCAGCGTGAAGATTGGCAGGCTTATCGAGCTGAACAACCAGAGTATCCAGCAATACCGCTACAGCCTCGCGTTGCGGGCCGGGGCCGAAAACGAACGGATCGCCTTGCAGAACAAGCTCAACGGAGACGGGCTGTATTACGTGATGGTGGCGAACCACTCGGGAGATACACGCGGGAATGACTGGTACACCGATGTGATCTGCCTGGCCGTGGATGCAACTGTTGCTCAGGAGTTCTTGCCCAGCAGCACCGCCGCTTCTGCCAGTGACCTGAAGCCAATCAAACCGTTCGGCTGATCCCGCGCCCACACATCGAGGAAAGACCATGAGACAGTACGAACGTTACGACGACCCGCTAACCGTTATGAAGCTTGCTCTCCACTCAGCCAAGGCCACCACCTGGACGGCTCTGCCAGGTATCGTTGAGAGCTTTCACCCCGAAACCATGACCTGCGTGGTTCAGCCGGCAATACAGAGCATCATCACCGACCGGGACGGCGAGCAGACCACTAGGAACATGCCGCTGTTGCTGGATTGTCCGGTGCAATTTCCAGCGGGTGGCGGTTGCACGCTGACCTTCCCGGTGGTCAAGGGTGACGAATGCCTGGTGGTGTTTGCCTCTCGCTGTATTGATGCCTGGTGGCAGGCGGGTGGCATTCAGACTCAGGCCGAACTGAGAATTAACGACCGATCAGACGGCTTTGCCCTGCTGGGTTTTCGGTCATTGCCCCGCACCATTAACGGCATCAGCCTGAATGCCGTCCAGCTTCGCAGCGATGATGGGCAGGCCTTTGTTGAAGTGAACCCGACCAGCCACGCCATCAACGCAACGACCACCGGGGCGATAACTGCGAGCGCCAATGATGGCATGACGCTTACGGCGCCGCTCGTGACCATCAACGGCGACGTTAAGGTCAATGGCCGGATCGACACGACCGGCGACGTGAAGACCGGTGCAATCAGTCTTCAGACTCACAAGCACGCCGGGGTTACCAGCGGCAGTGGTACCAGTGGTGTGCCGCAGTAGCTTAGAAATGCGGGACGCCTAGTGGATCGGCTTCGGGATTGAGCACTTCAAACTGCCAGCCTGGGGCCGTTCGTGCGGGGACGAATGCGCTTTTCGGAAAGGCCTGCCGGTTGCCTGATGGCGACACGGTATCAACCGTGTCACCGAGCGCCGAAGACCAGCACCGAGGCTCTTTGATGCCGCTTGTGCTGACTTCGGCGTATTTCATCTGGCTGGCGCTGGCTATCGGCAAGTTACAGGGCCGGTCGGTATAGAGAACGGCTGTGACGGCGTATGCATCGACGACCTGACCCGGTTGGGCTGGCGCATTAATGAACACCTGGTCAGCACTGGCAGCCACGGAAAAGGCAAGAAGGGCGGTAGTAATAAGGGCTTTGCGCATTGGGCCAACCATTGAATGGCGAACGTCTTACAGGATAGCTAGCACAGCAGCGCTGGACACTAACAATTGCTAACAGGCTGCCACTGATCTGGCTGATTGGTATCCACTCTGGTATCCACGGATACCGACCTTTTCTAGACGGGCACTGGAGCTGGTTAACAGAGCGCTGGTTAACAGCGTGGTTAACAGGCTATCAGGAGTTTTCGGAGCCCCTAAAAAAGGATGCGCTGCCCGTGCTGATGACCTTGTAACAAGGCAGGCTGTTACAGCTGCTGTTACAGCAAAACGCGCTGTTTTGTGCTCAACCTTCACGGTACGCAGACGGGTTCGCACCGATGGTTCGCACCCGCCTATGCGCGAACCTGGCGGCCTGCCCGTTATCAACGGTGATGGTTTCCAGGCGCTGGTTTCCACTGTGGTTGCCACGGTATGGCAGCCTTGCCAGTGGCAACCTGTCCGGTGCGCCACGCCTCGAATTACCACATGAAAACCACAATGCTCGCCGCCCAGCGCCAGCCGATCCGATCTCAGGTTTTCTCAGGTTCCACTGTGTAGGAATCGACACACTGTGTAGGAATCAACACGGTGCCGAGCGCCTGCCACTTTGACCACGCTTTGACGGAGTGTGAGACAGGCATGATACGGAATTGCCGCAGGGTGGGCGTCTGAGGCCCGGCCTATGCGGGAGGCCCTCAAAGTCGAGGCTCTGGCCGTCTCATACCCCTGACAGACCCCTGACGGATTTTGGACAGCTTTGGACGGATCGGCGCCAGCGCCACCGAGCGCAATGGCGGGGAGCCAGCGGCATACCTGGGAAGCAGGCGGTTGGCTATCGTCCGGCCAGCACATCCACGTCCAAAATGGCCTAGGCGGGGCGAAATTCTTGACAGGCACTTGACGGATTGCCAGATCGCCACGCGCCAGCGCCAGGCTGTATGCCTCGTTCTGTAAGGGCTGGAGCTGTTACAAGGGGTGAGAATGGGGCGAGGTCCGTCAAGAATGATTCAGGGCGCCAGTATGGGGAAAACCCGCAGGCTTGCATGGGGGAAACCCTCAGACAGATCGGGGAAGACCTGAGCACCGAAACTACCAATTCCGGCAGTCTCGACTGATATTGGTAGGCTCGCGGCACCATGGCGGGTAACGCCAGCAGCGTTACCTACATATACGGATGACATGCGCGAAAATTTAAAACCCTGACAGCAGGCCGGGACAGGTGGCCGGTAGCCGTGGGCAAACTACCCGGATGCTGGGTAGTTATCAGATAATCAGGCGCCACCACATCGAGGGCCGCACCATGTCCGTTATCGACTGCGACTACCTACCCGACCCGGAGCCGATCACCTTCCCGCCTGAGCTGGCGCTACTGATCGTAAGAAAGGCCGCCGCCATGGCCGAGGCATTCGAGAGCAAGGCGCTCGACCAGATGACCATGGACGCCAGCCGAGCGCTTCGCAATGGAATGGAACCGCGCAGGATCATCAGGCAGATGGGGCTGTAATTACTGGATTCCCCGTAATTGCCAGCGGCACCGCATGGAGCGTCACGCCTGATACGCCGAAACGGGACGCCAGGTTACATACCCGGAATCTAGGGCTTGTAGCGATGAGCAAAACCGGCTGGTTAGGCCTGGGGTCGATTTCAAATCGCCCCCTTCCTGGCCGCTGGTATTCCCCGGTGGGGGTGAACGATCCGTTCACCCGGTGGCCTTGCCGCGATCTTGCCGTGACAGGTGCCAGGCACTACCCCGAAACAGGGTGGCGATAACACCACCGATTTGTCCAATTAAGAGTCGCAAAAGGGGGCCACGCGAAGAAAAGTGAGTAGATTTGTGAGTAGACGAAAAACCAAAAATCACGAAAACCCCATAAACACTAGGCTAAACCTCATGTGTTTTAGTCCCCCTCGGGCACCAAGATCCAGAAAGAAGTCGACCAAATGGTCGGCTTTTTTTATGGCCGGATTTTAGTGGTCACCCAGCCTGACGCCTTGAGGGTGGACAGCACGCAAAGGATGGATCAACAGACAGGAGT